TCTGGTAAGTCTACTAAGGTAATTATTGTTTCTACCCCTCGTGGTATGAATCACTTTTACCGACTGTGGCATGATGCGGAACTAGGTAGAAACGAATACGTCACCACAGACGTTCACTGGTCAGAAGTGCCAGGCAGAGATGAAGCGTGGAAAGAACAGACGATCAAGAACACATCAGAAGCACAGTTCCGTGTTGAGTTTGAATGTGAGTTCTTAGGATCTGTTGATACGTTGATATCACCAGCTAAGTTAAAAACTATGGTATATGATGAACCAATTAATCGTGGTAAGAGAGGTGGGGAGATATATGAAAACCCAATAGATAAACATAATTATTCAATTACTGTTGACGTTGCAAGAGGTGTGGAGAAAGATTACTCTGCATTTATAGTATTTGACACTACAGAGTTTCCATATAAAGTTGTTGCCAAATATAGGAACAACTCTATCAAACCAATGTTATTCCCTAGTGTCATAGCAGATTTTGCCAAGGCATATAATAACGCATACGTTTTATGCGAAGTAAATGATATAGGAGATCAGATAGCATCAATACTTTTCTATGATATGGAATATGAAAATGTTTTGATGACTGCAATGAGAGGTAGGGCTGGACAAGTATTAGGTCAAGGATTTTCTGGTAGTAAGGTACAACTAGGAGTCAAGATGTCTAAAACTGTCAAGAAGATAGGATCACTCAACCTCAAGACTCTGATAGAGGCAGATAAACTGATAGTCAAAGATTACAATATCATTGCAGAACTCACAACCTTTATAGAAAAATCAAACTCATTTGAGGCAGAAGAAGGATGTAATGATGATCTTGCCATGTGTCTAGTAATATTTGCATGGTTGGTGATGCAAGATTATTTCAAAGAGATGACAGATGATGATATAAGAAAGAGAGTATATGATGACCAAAGAGATCAGATAGAGGCAGACATGGCACCTTTTGGATTTATTAATGACGGTGTACATGAAGAGACATCATTCGTAGATGATCAAGGCGATAGATGGAATGTGGATGAGTATGGTGATAGATCATATATGTGGGATTATTTGTAAGTGGACTTAGATGAACCAGTCCTGTTTCTGCATGAAAGGAAATGTAGAACTTGTGGTAAGACATACTCACTAACAGAAGGGTTCTACCTTAGTAGGAGAAGTAGAGGTGAGGTGCCATCCTCATACTCATATGAATGTAAGACTTGTACCATTGACAGAGTAAAAAAGAAAAGAAAGAGTAGTAAACCAGACATATATCCTGACTGGTAGTGGGTTCGTGTATCGTTTCCCCAGTGAAAAAGTGCTAAATTCTAAATAATAACAGGAAAAACAACTGAGATCTTCGAGGAACACAACATGACGCTAAATCTAGTATCTCCAGGCGTTAAAGTAAGAGAGGTAGACTTAACTGTAGGAAGGATAGACGGAATCAACGATCAAGTTGGAGCTATCGCTGGGCCTTTTGAAAAGGGGCCTGTGGACGAACCAGTTCTAATTGAGACTGAAGCCGATCTTCTTGATACATTTGGAGCGCCAAAATCTACTGATGCACAATATGAATACTGGATGACTGCATCTGCTTTCTTATCTTATGGAGGAATCCTAAGAGTCTTAAGAACTAACAATGCAACATTATCCAATGCTAACTCACCTGTTGGTGTTGCGATTACAAACTTGTCAATCAAGTCATCCGAAGATTATTACAACAACCGTAGTACAGACACAAGTTGGATGTACGCTGCAAGAAACCCTGGCTCTTGGGCAAACGGTCTTAAGGTTTGTACAATTGATGGTCTTGCAGATCAAAGACTTGCAATCGGTACAGACGGAATGGCTGTAGGATACGCAGTTACTGCTGGATTCTCAACTAGTGTTGCAAATACAGATGGTACTGTTGGTGTTCAAACAGGTTATCTAAAAGGAATTATTACTGGAATTAATGTTGGATCAGTAGATATAAAAGTTGTAAGTAAGCATAACGTTACTACAGATGTATGGAGTGCAGTAGATTATGAAGAAGGTTCTTCAACTGGATCTTTCAAAGGTTATGACGTTGGTATCTACAATGATAACGTTACATCAGATGCTAGTGTAAACCATCCAAATAGACTTCAGTTCTTCAATACATCAGGAACTCCACAAAGTGTTGAGAGAACAAGATTCAATGCTAGTGTTGGTATCGGTTCTACTGAAATTACTTTCGGTGCTGATTTCAATACACTTAAGTCTGCTCCTGGCGATACAGTTAAGTCACTTAACGGAACATATAGTGGTACTATTGTTCAGTATGGAACTCAACAACAGTATCTAATTATGGATACTGCAGCAACTGTAGCGTTTGCAAATACTACATTTATAGTTAAGTCTCAGGTAAATGCTGGTGTTGGTAGTGGTCTCTACTTAAGAGAAGGTAACACTATTATTGATTGGTATGATCAACAAACACTTGGTCTAGATAACTCTAATGTATTCTGGAAGTCACTTGCACCTAAACCATCAACTTCAGAGTATGCTTCAGAAAGAAGTTCTAGAAATGATGAGTTCCATGTAGTTGTAGTTGACGACGATGGATCTGTAACTGGTACTTCTGGAAACGTCATTGAGAAATGGGCAGGATTATCCAAGGCTTCTGATGCAAGAATCTCACCAAGTACAGGTGTTTACTACAAAGACTACATCGCAAACTTCTCTAATCAGATATTTGTTGGTGCTGCTCAAACAGGTGTGGGTATGAAACACACAATGATGAGTGGATACGCAGTTGATTCTGGTGGAGTTTGGGGAACTAAGGCACAAGGAGTTACTTTCAATGGTGCTGGTGCAAGTGTAATGACTCTTGCAAGTGGTAACGACTACGGTGCTGCTGGTGAGTACAAATGCACTTTAGCTGATATCGTAAGTTCTTATCAAGTTCTAGATAACCCTGCTGAGTATTCAGTTAACTACTTAATACAAGGGCCATCTGGTGGTAACAACATATTTGAAGCACAGGCTAAGGCAAACAAACTACTTAGTATCGCAACCACAAGAAAGGATTGTATTGCATGTATCTCACCTTACAGAGAGGGAGTTGTTGGTGTAACAGACACAGACAAACAGACTGCAAATATCATACAATTCTATGATAGTTTACAATCAACATCTTATGGAGTATTCGACTCAGGTTACAAGTATACATTTGATAGATTTAATAACACATTTCGATATATCCCTCTTAATGGTGATATTGCTGGATTGATGGCAAGGACATCTATCAACTCATTCCCTTGGTTCTCACCAGCTGGTGCAACTAGAGGAACTATCAACAATGCGGTTAAACTTGCATATAACCCATCACAGGGACAGAGAGATCAACTCTATCCTAAGAGAATTAACCCTGTTATATTCTCACCTGGCGCTGGTATTTCACTATTCGGTGACAAAACTGCACAGAAAGTACCATCAGCATTTGATAGAATCAACGTTCGTCGTTTGTTCTTAACAATCGAATCTGTTATTGAGAGAGCATCAAGGTCTCAATTATTTGAATTTAACGATGACTTGACAAGAACTAACTTTGTCAACATTGTTGAACCTTATCTTCGTGATGTACAAGCAAAAAGAGGTATCTCTGAGTTCGTCCTTGTCTGCGACGAGTCCAATAACACTCCAGATGTTATTGATGCTAATACCTTTAAGGCAGATATCTTCGTCAAGCCTGCACGTTCTATTAACTTCATCGGATTAACATTCGTTGCAACTAGAACAGGTATCAGCTTCGATGAGGTTATCGGATCTGTTTAATTTACTAAATACCCACGAACAAGGATTAAAAAATCATGTCAAACAATAACTTTCCTAAAATTCAAGATAGGACAATAGACCGCTTCAAATCGAAGTTGACTGGTGGTGGTGCTCGTCCTAATTTGTTTGAAGTTGCATTAGACTTCCCAGAAGGAACAACTGGTAAAGAAGAAGGTGATGGTAATGCTGGAAACAAAGGAGGCACAGACTTTGATTCTAAGGTTAGATTTTTGGTTAAAGCCGCTAATCTCCCTGCATCTAACATCACTCCAATCGACGTTCCATTCAGAGGAAGGAACTTAAAGATTGCTGGTGATAGAACATTTGATGTTTGGACAATCACTGTCATTAACGATACTGACTTCGCAATTCGTAATGCCATGGAAAGATGGATGAACGGAATGAACAACATGAAGTATGCAACTGGAGAAACTAATCCTAATGATTACCAGAAAGATGCTTATGTTTGGCAACTTGGTAGAAACGGTGTGACAAGTAATACCACTGGAAAATTGGTAGGACTCAGCGAAGGCGATACTGTGCCCATCTTAAAGGCATATAAATTCCACGGAATATTCCCAACAAACGTTAGTGCAATTGAAT